GGATCATATTCAAAAGTATAATACTTACCTGTCTCTGGAGATTCAGTAGCATCGTCTAATAGTATGTTAAATACTTCTTCTCTAAGTTTAGAATTAGATATTTTATTTCCTTTTAGACTTTCTATTAGTCCATCGAATCTTGAGGTCTCGCTCTGTGATGACGACGAACTCGCATCTGTGTTGCTCTGCCCACTCTCTTGCTCGTTCAAACTTGGCTTGGTTGATTGCATACTCTTGACACTCTTTCAAATAAGTTTTGCTTCGTGGATTCTTAGGTTTCTCTGTTTTTCTCTTGGGTTTAACTTCAATAAGATATCTCTTTAATTGACCATCTTGTACGATCTCCCACCAAAAGTCAGGAAAATATCTATGAACTTTTCCATCTGTAGGTTTTCTGTATGGAATAGCAACTTCCTCAGACCACCATCTTTTAACATTTGGATTACTGTCACACCACTTCATAACTTCATGTTCCCAACCAGAACGATACACGACTCCAGTAGGATCACCCTTGTATTTTTTATAATTAATTACTCTGTACTTACCTTTTTTAAAATTTAGCATAAATACATATATCAAACCATACGGTTATTTATGGCATCCGCAAGAGGACTACAGAATTTCATGCAGGCTGTTGGCAAGTCTGGTGGTATCTCTGCGTCTAATTTATACCAATTTTCATTCCAACCAACTCCAAAGTTGAAAAAATTCTTTGACGATAACGTTTTTGAGGATTTTCTACTACTTACTGACAATGGTGATACAATGAATTTGCAGTTGTTATGTAATGAAATACAGTTGCCAGGTGTGACCTATTCAGCATTTGATGTCAAGTCAGTGCATAAGGGTATTACACAAAAGATGGCAACTGCCAAAGTATATAATGAATTAGATGTTAGTTTCTTTATGGATGGAACATCACTACCATTAAGATTTTTTAGAGCATGGCAAGATTTTACACAGAATGGTGTAGCTGGTAATCCTGAGTTCTTTTATGATGATCAACCATATAAAAGAGCATTGGCATCTAATTACTATGAAGACTATGCATGTGATATGTTTATAAGCAAGTTAGAAAAATACAATTCACCTCAAGGTGAACCAAAAGAGATAGGTGGAGATAGTGGAGATTATAAAAACCCATGGAACGCTAGACTAACAAAAGCATATCCATATACAGTAGCATCAATACCATACTCAGCAGGACCTGCACAACTTGTTAAAGTAACTGTAGGATTTTACTATGAGTATAGTCACTTATTAACCTTCCGTTAGGTTGCTATATAATATACTGAATTTATAAATCATGGCATTACCTGAGATTGCGACGCCAATCTATACATTAACTGTACCTTCTACTAAGAAAAAGGTTAAGTATAGACCATTTCTCGTCAAGGAACAGAAGTTGTTAATATTGGCATTAGAAAACGACGATCAAGAACAGATATTAGACGCTATAACTAAAACGATACAAGATTGTTTAATTACAAAGGTCAAGGTATCAGACTTATCTTTGTTTGATATAGAATATCTTTTCTTACAAATACGTGCTAGATCAATCAGTGAAGAGATTGAGATGAAAGTTACGTGTCAAGATGACAATGAGACCACAGTGGATGTAAAATTCATGGTCAATGATGTCAAAGTTAATTTTCCAAAGGGACATACTAATATCATTAAATTAAGTGATGACCTTACTATTGAAATGAAGTATCCTGATCTAGAGTATTTTACTAAGATTAACTTCATAGGTGAAGAACCAGATCCATATGAGTTAGTTGCTAAGTGTATCAAGAGAGTATATGTTGGTGAAGAAGATTACACTCCTGACTCTGTTGAGGAATCTAGGAACTGGGTAGAAGGGTTGACCAACTCACAGTTTGATGGAATACAGGAATTCTTTGAAACAATGCCAAGTCTAAAGCATGTATTAAAGGTCAAGAATCCTAAGACTAAAGTTGTAAATGAGGTTGTATTAGAAGGATTATCTGATTTTTTCGCATAGCCCTCTTCCACGAGGGCATCATGACCTTTTACCAGACTAATTTTTCTCTCGTTCAACACCATAAATATAGCTTGACAGACATTGAGAATATGATGCCTTGGGAACGCGAGGTGTATGTGAATATGTTAGCAGCTCATCTTCAAAAAGAGAGAGATCGCATCGCTGAACAAAACCGACGCTAATGGACACAACAGCAATCACCAATTTTTTAAAGAATGCATCAAAGAATCTTGTTGCAGGAGTAGCTGGTGCTGTCACAAGTTCAGATGAAGTAAGAGTAGTTCCTGCTATAGCACCTATACCTATAGATGATGTGAATACATCATATGGTGCACCAGAAGCAATAGAACGACCTAAGAAAGAAGAAGGCAAAGAGCAACGTAAGTACGAAGAGATAGTAGAAGAAAGGATAAAGGAAGTAGCATTTAAAAAAAGTATGCCATACCAACCAGAAGTGGCATTGCAGAAGGGTGGTATTGTAAAACGTGAAACTATTGCAAAGGTTGGAGAGAAAGAACCAGAGGTAGTAACTCCTGTAAAAAACTATGGAGAGTCAGTAGAACAGGTATATAGACAGGGTGCAGCGTTAATTATAAGTTCGTCTCTTGGTTTCCTAAAAACATTACCTCCATCCCCTGCAAAAGGTAGTGTAATAGCAGAAACAAATAGATTAAAAGGTATTTTTGGTCTTGTTGAGACACCAAAACCACAAAAAGTTATTGGATTAAAAGCACCATTAGTATGGTGGGGTAGTGGTAAGGCAGCAGCAAAAGCGGGTGTTATGCCTACTCAGAAAGCAGCAGAAGGTGGTGGTAAAAAAGGTGGAGGTGGATTTAATTTACTACGAACTTTTAGAAATCTTAAAAATTTAGGTAAAAAGTTTAAGGTAGGTAAGTTGTTCAAGAAGACTAAGATCGGAAAGACTCTTAGGAACACAGCAGCGGGTGTCAAAAAACTAGGACGACCACTAGGTAAGTTAGGCAAGTCAACTGGTAAGTTACTTAAATCTGGAAGTAAAGCTGGTAAAACAATATTAAAGAAAGGTATTAAAAAAATTGGTGCAAAGGTAGGTGGTAAAGCATTAGCAAAGGTAGGTGCAAAGGCACTAGGTAAAGGACTATTGAAGAAGATACCTTTTGTTGGTATGGGTGCAGGATTGTTATTTGCAGGACAAAGATTGCTGAAGGGTGATTTTAAAGGTGCAATGCTTGAAGCAGCATCTGGTATAGCATCTACAATACCTGGCGTCGGTACTGCTGTATCCATAGGACTCGATGCTACACTTGCTGCTAAAGACATGGGCGTATTGCCAGGTCAAAAACAAGCAGAAGAACAGCAATCTGGTTTACAAGCACCTGATCCTACAAAGGACATGTATGGTCGACCTATTGTACTGAACCCACCAACTATGAAAGCATGGACAAGGGCAGTTAATCGTGCAGCAAAAGATGGCATTAACTTACCTATGAGTGTAACATCATCATATAGAAGTCCAGAGCAACAACAAGCACTGGTCGACGCAGCAGAAGCGGGCGACAAGAATGTAATTAATCCTGCACAACCTGGCAACTCACCACATGGTCAAGGTTGGGCGATTGATATTGACTACTCATCTAAAGCAAACGAATGGATGAGAGATAAAGGTAAGAAATTTGGTTTCCAGTGGCAAGGAGAGAAAGATCCTGTACATTTCGATTTTATAAACAACGATGATAATGATAAATGGTTACGACCTGGCAAAAATAAATGGATGCCTAATGTTGATGATCCTGTTGGCGATCCATCATCAGGTGAACAAAAGTCAGGAGGACAACCACAAAAATCTGACACTTCAAGCATCACTGCACCTGGCACAATGCCAGAGTCAGTATCAACTCTAAACAATGAACCAGTAGTACAGGGAACAACAAACGTAGCAGGAAATGTAATTCCCGATCCAAAAGTTGTTCCTGTACCACAACAACCACAAATAATTACAGTTCCTTATAGTTTAAAGGGTAAAGAAAGAGAGGAGTACATTGAAAGGTCTGTAGCTTCTATTGATCCTTTTGGTAAAGGAGTCAAATATACGGTATGGGAGGATTATAGCGAATGAAATTACCTGGCGACTCCGATAAACAACAAGCAGTTTCACATGAGATGATGCAGAGATCTCTGCAGTCACAACGTCGTGTGGTGCAGAGAGTTGGATTGCTTGAGGATAGAGTTGATCAAATAGAGTCAGCAGAAGTAGAGCCAGGCGTAGATATTGGTGACTTAGCGGATGGTGCTAAGAAAATTGCTAAGGGTATAGGCAAGTCCATAGGCAAGAACGCACAGTTG